GAGTATGTAATAATATACCCCCACGCCGCCATTTCCCCATTCCGGGTGCTCATTCCGGGTCGGGTACTCTGGACGGCGTGAGGGTCACAAGGAGTAAAGGAGCTATTGAAATGTTACAGTATTATAATACCACAAGTAATATCAAAAGTCAAGCGATATTTGCAAAAAGTATGGAGCGGCCCTCACGTTCGTTCGGGCCTTTCCGGGCCTATCGGCCCTCGCATTCGCTCGGGCCTCTCCTTATCCTATTCTTATCTTATCCTATTCTTATCACAAATAAAATCAAATAAATTCAGAATAGTTGTTGACAGGGTGTGCGGGTAGGATATATAATATAGTAAAGCCTATAGCATAACGCACAATGCGCCGGACCTCAGGGTTGGTGTACACACGGAGAAGCCCGTAAACTCGGGCAGGTTTTAATATACGGTATTAGCTCAGATGGATAGAGTACCCGCCTACGAAGCGGGTGGTCGTAGGTTCGAATCCTACATACCGTACCATAAGCAGTCTTGGAGTGAAGCGCGTGGATAACCACTTGCGAAAGCATGCCACCGTGCGGTTGGTCAACCCTCTAAGGCTGTTTATTTTTGGGGGGGTACTTTGTGAAAGAATTAACAGGTAAATTTGGCACGTACCTTATGACCGATGACGGTTTCTACTTGGAGAAACCTGACGGCGTGCATTGGTATTGCAATGATTTAGTTGAAACAGGACAACATGTGATGTATGGTTGTGGTGGGCGTGGTATTGGAAAAACATATAATACGCGTCTTACCGCAATGGACCAATTTATGATACCTGTCGAAGAGTTGTGCAATGCTGACCCGAAGAAAGTTGAGAAAGCACTTGATGCAAAGGAAGTACACCGCTTTATTTATATGCGACGTCGTGACAAAGAGATTCAGCTTGAAAAGCGGAAGATGTTTTCACGTTATCCATACGATATCCGCAAGAATTGGAAAGTAATCAAGGGCAACATCATCACTTATAAAGGTATGGAAGCAGGGTACATGATAGATTTGGACCATGTGCGCGGCGCGGGTATTGATTTTGCTAATGTGAATACTATCATCAACGATGAGTTTATCTCACACAAGAGCGGGGCAAACGCGTACCTTCCGGAAGAGTTTCAAATTTTCCAAGGCGCAGTGGATAGCATTATACGTTACGATAACAATACCCGTGTGTTTGCGATGAGTAACGCCGTTTCAGTCTATAATCCTTATTTCTTAAATGAGGGATATATGCCGACGGGGCAAAAGATGTGGCAAAATCCTGCGCGTCATGTTGCAGTCGAATGGTGTGAAACAAGTAAAGAACTTCTTGCCGCACGCGAAAAGAGTTGGTTTGCAGAATGGACTGCAGGTACAGAATACGGTGACTTTTCGCTCTACAATAAAGCTTTGCGTGATAACGAAAACTTTATTAAAACGAAAGGTCGCTATGCGGTGTTGCGTTATATGTGGCGCGTTGATGGCCGCCTTTTCGGTATTTGGTATGATAAATACAGCAATGACGTTTTTTTCAGTGAAAACACGGGCAACAAAAACGTAGAATGTTTTGAAATGTCTACAATTGATAAAGAGTATGGCACGCAATCCCGTCGTGCGTTTATGACAAGCTATGCGGGTGGTAATCTTATTAAGCGTCTTGATAACGGATATGTGTTTTTTGAGAGTCAACTTGCAAAGCAAGCATTTTTTACCGTTATGAAAGGAAGTTTCTAATGCGTTGCACAATGTTGGACTATGGCGTAACAGAGGCGCATATTTATAATCAGGAAGTAGAGATTCCTTACGTACACGACTACACCGCAGGTCCTTACACCGTGATACCCTTTTCAAACTTTTTGATATATATGCCATTTAAGGGATATTATCAAGATGAAAACGGGTTGACGGTTTTGTACGATGAAACCAACACAAAGCGGATGATTCTATCGGCGGGTAATGCCGTATATTTGCTTGCATCTAATGTGACAGTAGAAAAAGGCACGCCTTTTATCTTATGTGGATTAAGCGGCAACACATGGTATTCCAAAGTTGCAGAGCTTGGTCTTGTTTATCACTATTACGGCAACGGCTTTACATTTGCGTTATACGATATAGAAGAGAGTGTTATTTTTCCCGACGGTGTGCTAGGCGGTGTGCAGTCGATTCAAGGCACGGCACTTCCTTCCAATTCGCAGGTGTTGATTTATTACCATCGTTTATTCAGTGAAAATGACAACAAGCCAAATGCGATGATTCGTGAGCGTGGTACAGGGGCTCTACCTGGCGAATACAGTAACACTTATCTGGATTTCGTGCAATGGTCTACGAGCCAAATAACCAAAAAAGCGGTGAGTGATACCGAATCGTCTTTTCAATTTATATTTGCGTGGTATACAGCAAAATCGAACTATCAAAAGAGTGTTCATAGCGTTGATGTTCCTATCCATTATAGCAAATACGGTAACCCGTTAATTCCCGACAAAGCACCTGCAAGTATTCCTATGATGTTTCGTGTTCATCCAAACACAAAGCAAATCACAACACTTACAACGCTTGCCCCCGTATTCGACGAGTTTAATTTATCGTGGTACACCTCTCAGAATTTATACACAAGCGGATGGCGTGTTTTGCAATCTACAATAAACTTTATAGGCGACTGGGAAACGCATGGGCTGGCAGACGGCGTTTTTAAATTTAGTACGGCCGATTTTACGTATAGCATTTCGGGTTTTGATAAGGTTGCCGCTTTTGTAGCCCCCGAAAGTGCATACATTGAAAAGATTCCACATCCAAGTAAGGCGAATATTTTGCTTTTGGACAAAGCCGCCGGGGTTGATGAAATCAAAGAATATGATTTGCAAACAAGCTTAATCGGTTCGTTGTTTGTCCATATAGGTACAAATCCTGTACAATATGTCAAAGTTTGGCGCGGTATTACTTGCAGTATTGCGCGTTATATGATGGAAATCGACACCGACAGCGAGCATTATCCGCCTTCCGATTTTTCCGATATTGACCTAGGCGTCGGCTTGCAATGGGGTTCTTTTGGAATACTTGAATGGACCCCGAATGCCGCGAATTATGATACAACCGGTGAGCCCGATATTATTCCTATTTTGTTTCTATTGAGCCGTACAGGGAAATTACCGTTAAATTTTTAACAAATGGTATTGACAAATATTTAACGAAGTGCTATTTTAATTATAAAGTAAATAGCAGGAGGTGTTATATGTATCTTATCATCGTTTTGGGTTTCATTGCATTTGATGTCGTGACGGGCCTTATCAAGGCCGGGTATAATGGCAATTATAATTCTGCCATTATGCGACAGGGTGGTTTCCATAAAAGTATGGAAGTTATGGCTATGGCAGTTGCCTATTTTGTTGAGTATGCTATTGTATATATCAACATTGGGGTCGATGTTCCTGCCGTTCCCGCCGTAACGGTCTACATTTGTATTATGGAGCTTATTAGTATTCTTGAAAACATTTGCGCAGTAAATCCTCAGATGTGTGCTCTATTCAAGCCATATCTGGACAAGTTGAAAGGCGGTAACGATGCGTCGAAGTGATGGTGAAGTAGTTCTGGAATGGCCTCTGTTAAACCATATTATCACGGCAGGCTGGACTTACAATAACGGCTCAGCACACAGGGCATTGGATTTCCGTGCAATGGTTGGCACGCCTGTATATGCGTCGGAATCAGGTATGGTTGACCAAGTGCAATACTGGAACGGTAAAAGCAAAACCGGAATGCAGAGTTATGGTAACATGGTGCGAATCCGTCACACCCCCTACAAGGGCAAAAATCTTCAAACGCGTTATGCGCATTTGAAAACAATCCTCGTAAAGAATGGGCAGACGGTCAACGAAGGTGACCTGATTGGCTATTCCGGGGAAACGGGCAACTGTTACGGAGAGCACTTACATTATGAGGTGATTTATAACGGTGTCCGTGTCAATCCTTTAAATTGGCTTGATAAAAATTTCACAACTGCCAACGCAAGCGTGGCAAAACACCTCGGGTCTTATCAGAGTGTGGAACGTGAGAAAGAGAGCGCCCCTTCTAGCGGCGATTATATTAAGATTCACGCAACTGGCTCCGATATGGAAAAGCTGTTGGAGTTGTGCAATTCTCTCAAGTTGACATATACACGCTCAGAAAGTTGAGGTGATTGAATGACGCGTGAAGAGGTTGTTGAGAAAGTCTCTACCGCATTGAATTCGCTGGACGAATACCTTGCAACCCTGGACGGTGAAGCATTGACTTCCGCCGGTGATGTTGTGGCAAGCGTTCGCGAAAATCTTAAAGACATCGCGGATTCCGTACCTGACATTGAGTATGTTGCAAAAAGTGACTATGACAAAGTGAAAGAAGCTTACCGCGCTATGATTGCAGGCCGCGAGACGCCCGAAGTTCCCGATGACGTAACAGAGACCGTTGAGACCAAAGAAGAGACAACCGAAGAGACCGACCCGAAAGAGTTGGAAGACCTTATTTATGATTCTTAAGAGGTGATTTATATTGGCAAGTAAAGCAACTCCCGAAGTTCAGGGCTTGGCACGTGCGCAGGCCGCGTATAATGCGATGTCTGCAAATGTTCAGGCACTGATTCCCGAACCGACTGCCGATAACGCTGACGAATTTTTCGGCGCTATCCGCAAGTATGACCCGAAATTCAACGAGTTTGGCCCCGCCCTTATCAATGCGGTTATTACCGGCACTGTAAAGGCATCCGAAGCAAAGAACCCGCTATCCAACGTTTACAAGGAAATGCGAGAATACGGATACACGGTCGAAGAGATTTTCGCAGATAAATTGCAGGTTGTGGACTGGACCGCGTGTGATACTTCAACGTATGACGATGTGTTCGGCGTTGACCCGCCCCGCGTTTACACGAACTTCCATTCTATCAACTTCCAGAAGCGCGTAAAGGCATCCATCTCTAATGTACTCTTGAAGCGTGCGTTCAGCTCCTATGGGGGCTTTAACGACGTTGTGAATGCCATCCAGCGCACCCTCGTCACTTCTATGATTGATGAGGAAGCGAAGGCAAGCACTAAGCTGTTTGCACTGGCGCACTCTGGCGGATTTGGTTACCCTGTCAAAATCAACAGCAACATCACTTTGCCGCAGGATTCCGGTAAAGTTTATCTGGACGAACCTGCATTGAAGTACAATGCCGCAGTGGAACAGGAAATCGTTCACAATTTTGCCGTTGGCGCTTCCCGTGATTATAACTGGATGGGCGTTTCTCAGCTTACCGATATTGGCCGCGTGCTTTTTATCTCGACCCCCAAATACTTGACTTCTCAGAATGTTGGTGTCCTTGCCGCCGCGTTCAATATGGATAAGACTGAATTTTTGGGCCGTGTCATTGAGGTAAAAGACCTCGGCGGCGCAGAAAAAGACGGCGCTATCGGCTTTATCGTGTCGGAAGACTGGTTCCAGATTTGGTTGCAGTCCCGTGAGATGACGCAGATTTACAACCCGGTTAAGCGTGTGTGGAATTTCTGGTATTTCACTGATGGCACCTTCTCTACATCTCTGATGGAAAATTGCGTGGAGCTTGTGGATTCTATGAAGTCTATCACTTCCGTGACCATTACCGCAGGGCAGAAAGCCGCAAAATGCGCAAGTACCGAAATTGTGGCAAAGGTTGTCAGCGGCGGAGAAAAAGGTGGCTGGTCTTCCAAGCTGAATTGGAGCATTACGGGCAACAATTCCAAGAAAACCTTTATCAGCCCGTCCGGCATTCTCTATGTCGCAAATGACGAAACCGCAAGCACTATTTCCGTCACGGCTACGAGCGCACAGGACCCGTCCAAAACGGATACCAAAGATGTGACCGTAACCGCTTCTTAAACATCGGCGGGGGCAACCGCCCCCGCTTTATTTTTTTGGAGTTAAGATATGCCTTTAATTAAACCGATGACCGACGTACATTTCTTGTCAAATGCTCCGGTCGATTATCAGATGAATAATGTTCTCTGGATGGCAAGTGAGCAAGAAGAAGCTAATTTTTTCCTGTCTAAAACAAAGTTCAGTTTTGACAACTGCCGCGCCGTTAATAATGACGGTGACCCGTGGGAAATTACCGTTCCGCTCACAGATGGTTCAACGCTTGATGATTACTACAATTGCAATTATCTTATGTGGCGAAACCCTCAGCTTTCGAACAAGTGGTTTTATGCATATATTGGCACCCCGCGCCCCGCGTCTGCTGGAAGTGTTACCGTACCTTTTCAGATTGACTATTGGCAAACGTGGCATTGGTCTTGCGAATTCCCTGCAACAATGGTACGCCGTGAGACGGTGAAAGACGATACGATTGGCGCGAACCTCATTGAAGAGAATGTCGAAACCGGAGAATTTGTCATATCCCCTGCTGATATTGGAAGTACAACATATACAGGCATTGGCACCGATATCATTGAGGAAAGTGGATGGGATACGACGCCGTGCGTTCTAATCGCGTACACGTACAAGCCGTCCGAAACAACGGCGGAAACTGACCCCGGTACGTACATTATCAACGCAGTGAAGGACGCTTCCGATAGTTTTTGCTATAAACTAAGCAATATCGCCCCGTCTTTTGCAGGCGGACGCTTCCAGCAGGGCATTTATCAAGCTTGTAATTTTATTGCTTTTGAGGTGGACACGACCGACCAAGATAAATTAAACGCCGCAATCCAGACTATCAACCTCTATTTGCAAAAACTTGTCGATGGTGTGATGATTCAGAGTGTGCAGATTCTCCGTATGATTCCAAAGTTTATGGCACCCGCAAGCGGTGTTCAGCCTATCAATTCTGCCTACCCCCGCGTAAATAACATCAAAGGCAAAGCAAGCCCGACGACGTTCGGTTCGTATACCCCAAACAATAATAAACTTTACACTCAGCAGTTTAATTATTTGGTGGTTGATAACGGTGCGGGTTCTCAGATGGAAATGGGGTATGAGTATTTTAAGGGCGACAGTAAGCAAGGCGTTCCACCCCGCACGCCGACTTTCCGTCTTTATTCGCAGTTGTCGAATTCCCCGGCCTGCCGTCTTATTCCTTACAGCTATAAAGGGCCCTCAGACAGGGAAAATCCTCTTTATTCATTGGAGCTGAACACTTACCCGCAGTGCAGTTACAGTTACAATGAAATGCGTGCGGACTATTTTGCAAACCAAAATAGTTATGCGGTGAAAGGTGTTCGTGGTGTGAGTGACGCGCTTTTCAATACAATAGGTGCAGTCGCTTCTATTACTGAAAGTGCGGCAACGCTTAATCCGGCTGGTGTGGTATCTGGTATTGCGCAGATTGCCAACACGGCTCTTGACGCCGCCGACACCATTGCCAAGCAAAAGGACCGCGCACGCATTCCGAATGAAGTAGTTGGCCTGTCTGATAGCAATATTCAATTTGCAATTGGGCGTATGTCCTTTATTGAATACCGTATGCAGGTGCAGTCGTATTACGCCAAAATCATTGACAATTATTTTACTGCTTATGGATATGCAATCAATGATATTAAAAAACCCGAATTGAATACACGCACGCGCTTTAATTTTATCTGGACGCAGGGCTCAAATGTCCTCGGTGACCTTCCAACAGAGGCAAAGAATGTCATCAATCGGCAAATGGACGCCGGGCTCCGAATTTGGCACGACCCTGCCGCGTGGATGGATTACAGCGTAAAAAATACAATTAAGGGGTGATTAAGTGAAAAAAGCAAATTATTACCGCAAAGCGCAAGCCGATATGGAAGACACTTGCATTTATTACGTAAATCGTGCGCTTGAAATTTTCCTGAACCGTGTTACGTATGAATGTGAAGAGCCCGATGCGCTCAAATATTTTGACCCGTCGTACGCCGAACGATGCATTTTTTATGATGGCCGCGATACGGTTTGGTTTGATGAAATCCTCGGTTCTTACCGTTGCGGAAACGTTTTGCCGGGTGGAACGTTCGACATCTATGGCAACCCGACAGAGTGGTCTAGTTGTCCGGCAAATGGCACGGGCGTTACCTATCTTAAAGACACGAATGCTGTTATTATATACGACACGGTGTGCAAAAGTTCTCCGGGCGCGAATGCGACACCAATTGTTCCCTATCTTATGGTGTTGCACATTGTGCAGGATATGGCACAGTTGCATACGGCCCGTAATCTCAACGTGAGCTCTCTTTCTTGTCCTATCATTATTTCGGGCACAGAGGCACAACAGCTTTCTTTGCAAAATCGTATTAAAGAAATTAGCGTTGGCACCCCTTATATTTTCGTGGCGGTGGATAGCAACACGGGCAACGAAATCAAGGCATTAAACACCGAATGTATCAATAACATTTCGGCGTTTTCAAATGAACTTGATAAAGAATGGTCCGAACTCTTGACCTATCTTGGCACAAACAATGTCAATGTTGTCAAGGCCGAACGCGTCACTGATGATGAAGTCAACGCGAATAACGAACAAATCACAATGAAAGCAAAAGCAGTCATTAAAGCACGCCAAGACGGTTTCGATAAACTTGCCGCAATGGGATATCCTAAAGTGACGGTAAAATGGCTTGGCGGGTCTACCGAAAACAGCGCGGAAGTATTTGATGACAACGGGCTCCCGTTAGATGAAGAAGATGAAAAGACCGAACCGAATGTTTCGGACGGCGGAAAGGGTGGAAGCGATGGCAGTAGCAACAGTGCGTCTATGTGACTTGATTGCATCCGGGTATCCTTTTGCTGAAAAGGCGTTGAGTAAATACCCGGCTCCCTCTGACAGTGTGCGGGAAGAAATCAACAGCGCAATTCTTCAATATTACTGGACCCGTGAAATCGGTTTTCAGACCCCCGACGAAATGGCCCAAAAGATGGATTTTGCAATGCGTGCTATCATGCCATATTATAACGCACGCCGCGCAATTGACACTCTGGACGTTGGCGCAAATCCGTTGCAGAGCTATGAGGAAACTCTTGAAACCATTATGCAAGGTACACGCGAGAGCACGGGAACAACTCAGGGCAATAACAGTGATTCCCGTACTACAACCGACGAACGTAGCGGCCAAGACAACCGCAATGATAGTACCAGCACAGAAAGCAACGGGTCCACTAGCGACACAAACGGGGAACACGGATACGATAAACATTACGTTTTCCCGGTTTCTGGTGGCTCCGGTGATGGTACAGGCGATACCGGTGGTATGGACGACAATTATGCCTCAGTGGGTAACAGCAACCGTCGCAACAGTACGAGTGAAGGCTCTCACAGCGATACAGGTACTACAACCGTTGTGGCGACTGCAACACGAACCGATACCGGCAAGACCGTAGCGAGTGGAAGTGGCGAACATGCTGAAACCCGCAAGGAAACCGGTAAAGATGGTAGTACTACAAACACCACCCGCAAGGGCACAACGGAAGCAAAATTCCGCCTGCTTGCCGCCTACCGTGAAGTGATTGAAAACATTAACATGATGATTGTAAAGGACCCCGCAATTGCGCAGCTCTTTTATAGTAACTACTCTTAAAGAAGGTGATACAATGGATGTGAATGTTGAGCCCTGCAAGGTCCCTTGCCCTGTCATCCCGCCTATTCCTTACCCGCCTCACGATACACCCGGTACAGGCCCGTTATACAAAGACACCGATGAAAATTTCAAAGAATGGAGTGATTCCTATGCTTCCTCTGCCGTTCCTTCCGTATGAAGGCGGACCGACTATTATTGAGTGGTTAAATCAGATTTGTCAAAAGTTTAACGAACTCTTGACGGCGGTAAAGAACGTCCGCGAACTTCCGCCGGGTGGTACTCACGGACAGGTTGCAACTCCGAAAGAAGATGGCTCCGGTTACGAGTGGGTGAATCAGAGCGGTGGCGGCGGTGGTTCGGATGATTTGTGGTATCCTACCGTTACAACCGCCGGGATTATCTCGTGGGCAAAGTCTAGCACCACTACACCCCCGACCTCTCGTAACATCAAAGGACCGAAAGGCAATGATGGTACGCCCGGCACACCTGGTAAAGATGGGGTGAGCCCGACTGCAAACGTTGTCCAGACCGAAACGGGTGCGACTATTACCGTCACAGATGCAAACGGTACGACTACAGCAAAAATTAAGAACGGAACACCGGGTACAGACGGTGCGCCCGGCGCACCCGGCGCGCCCGGCGCGCCCGGCACACCTGGTAAAGATGGTATTACGCCTACTTTTGAGGTAGGCACTGTTACAAAGCTCAGCCCTGACGCAGAACCCACGGTCACCTTGGAAGATGTTGGCGGCGGTCTATACATGATTGACTACGGTATCCCGCAAGGACAACCCGGCACGCCCGGTGCGGGCTCCGGTGACGTTGTAGCCGCTGGAAACAACGTATTTACAGGCACGAACCATTTTGAAGGCTTAACGGTTCTTGGTGAGACTCACGCGGAAACCCCGAACAATAACAACGATGTCACAAACAAGCTCTATGTTGACACGCTTGCGGGCACTACCAAAACCAGCGCCGTCACGGAAGCAGACGAACACACGGACAACAAAATCAGTGCGCTCCGAACGCTTCCCGCAGGTGGTACAAGCGGGCAGGTCCCGACTATTGCAAGCGATGGCGAGTCTGTTGAATGGAAGACGCCGTCCGGTGGCGGCGGCGGTGGCGGCGGTGGCGTTGAATGGGTGGAAGTAACTCCCTCACAGGTGGGCACTACGAACCTCAACATCGATAATCTTAAATTGTGGTACGATAAAAACGACCATCAACATTTGAAATTTGAGGGGTATATTTGGGCGACCGCCAACGCTTCTTACGCTCTGTATCTTACAATGCCTGATGATTTTTCCCCTGTCGTAACTGATATGTGGGCGCCTTTACTCGCACTAGCAGGAGCAAACACCTCTATTCTTACCACTATTGCCTTGTACGTACAGGCTAATGAGCAACATCATTTGGTTATTTACCCTAGTGGCTCTGGTAATTCTTGGCTTGCTAACCGTCGCTATGCCGTTGGTTCTGAAATCTATCTGAACCCGTCTCAACTGATTCAGAGCGAGAGCGATGAAGTCAATGATGACGCAGGAACGCAACACGGTGAATGATACTAAATGTTCCACGTGGAACATTAAGAAAAGCCCCTCTCAAACGAGAGGGGCTTATTCTTTAATCAGGGAAATGTGGAAGAGCTTCTATATCATTCACCTACCAAATCCAAAAAATACGCGGACGTTTCAGCAAACGGGATGAACTTTACGTATCCATCGGAAGTATCAAGCGTACCGCCCAAAGTACCAAGGGCTTTGAAGAACTTTTCAAGATAGACGGTGTTCAATAAAAGGCTTCCGTCCTGCTCAAAGGACTCAACCGGCCAACCGTTCATCACAATCTTACGCAGTTTCTTCTTGCATCCGCTAATCCAGTCATCGCTGTAAAAGTCAATGGTTTCGGTGGACTCATCATCAACCCGGCAAGTGAGGGAAATCACGCAATCGTGCTTGTATTCAGGCTCAAGGATGATTTCATCACTGAACATAAATGGATACAACCAAGAGAGCGCGTCGTTGATTATATTCTCACATTCAAACACCGGCACCGGTTCAGCATTGAAAGCCTCATCCGGGATGGACTCATCGGCGGGCACCGTGATAGGTTTGAAGTCAACGGGACCCGGGATGGTAGAGGTTGCAGGTTTCCAAAAATTCTTTTTCATAACAATAGCTCCTTTTATTTACTTGAAACGTTTTTCCGTTTCATTGTCTATATTGTACCGCCTTTGTTAGGCGTTGTCAATGGATTTGGACTTGTTAAATAAATAACTTACAGCGTTTACTAGAGTTGTCGTTTTCTGAACCAGTGATAATGACTGTAAAACGGGAAAGCTCATTGTACTTAGAGGCAAGCTCATTGTACTTAGAAGCAAGCTCATTATACTTAGAAGCAAGCTCATTATACTTAGAGGCAAGGTCGCCGCGCTTGTCATCATCGGACTCATCGTCGTACTCATCGTCGGACTCATCGTCATACTCATCGTCATACTCATCGTCGGAAGTGAATGTATCTCGCTGAATCCACCCATAAACAAATCGGCATCCGTCCTGAGTGTTTGTTTCGATACTTACAACTTAAAGTGTTTCAATTGCCCCGCAATTGCGGCGGTAAGATAACCATACCATGAGCGGTGACCCTCAGTGTCTTTGTGCCAAGCTTCCGCCATTCGCTGAATCTGTCGAACCGTGCCTAAACCTCCCCGTGCTTGTCCACTTGCATTCAACTCTTGAACCGTCTCAACAATTTGGTCACTCACGAGCCAAGGATGCGTAAGTGAACCGTAGATGGAAACCCAATAGCCAAGTACAATCTTGTCTTTTTTCGTAAGCGGGGTCGCCATGCTGGAAAAGAAATTCGCACCCGATTCGCCCCGGTCCGTGAATGCTTTATCAACACTTTCAATGTACTCACGACGTCCGCGTGCTGTTGTCATCGGACTATTCACGAATTGCACGAAATCGTTTACAATCTCTTTAAGGTTTGCAGACGGTGGAAGGTCTTCCGGCATAACGGGAAACGAATCACCCGGAATGCCTTGATAGATAAGGCTTTCATACATCATCTTCAAAACGCCGATAGCTTCTTGATACCCGCCAAGGTCGCCAAGTCCTTCTCGTTCCATCTCACGCATGCGCGAATTGACCTTGCGTACAAGTGAAATGTACTTCTTTTCAAGCGGCGTGCGCTTCCGCACTTCACTCTTTACACTTCCCTGAATAGGACCATAAAAGACGGTAATATTCTTGTACTTATTCGCAATGGCTAAAACCTTGTCAACATTCTTGCCATGCAAGTACGAAAGCTTTTCAGGAAGACGGTTCTTGCCAATGGACGCAAGTTCTTGCTGAAAATGCTTACCGTCTGTATTGACAGTGCCAAGGCGCAACGCTTGAACGAGCCGTTGATTGATACGCTTTGCAAGAAGCGTGTATTCTGTATCTGTCATAATGCTTACTCCTTTTCCTTGTGCCTTTATCATACAACATATCGAACATAATGTCAACGATAGTTGTTTTTTTAACAACCTCAGTATTCAGCGCAAAGAGCTTGCGCACTCTTGATGCGGTTGTCATATTCGTCCGTCATACCAAGGTTATAAGTGGTAGGCTGAAGAGCCGTCGCGTGCTTTTGATTGATGGTTTCAGTGTTGCCAAGGTAATCGGTTAGGGTGATTTTCGGTTGGTCATCAAGATAATACCGAATCATGCGACCGCTTGTATGATATCCCCATGACGTACCTTTACGCTTTCCCCCTGCACATTCAGGCTCTAAACGAAACTCTTCAATGCGTTCGATGGCATCATACTTGTTCGCAATGCCCTCTTCTGCTTCCCGCTTTTTATTCCACACGGCCTTCTTCTTGTTTACACCGGATACCGTGATTTCAAGTTCGCCATCTTTTTCAACGGCGTACTTTTTAGCACCGTAGGTTATAAACTTGTCATAGCGACCTTCATAATCAAATTCACCAAGATGCGCAAATTTAGAAGGGTCGATTTTATGAGCCTTGCACGCGTTTGCAATCTTCACGGCAACCTCTGCATTGTAATCCTTGACATATTCTCGCGCCGCATCCGCGTAATCTTCCGCAATCTTCATGCTATCGGTATCATCATAAATAATACCCTCATCAAGCGCGATAATGGCACGCCATAAATTACGCCGTGCGTATGCAGATACCCAAACACCCCATGCAAAATTCAACAACGGGTGACTATTCACCTCATTTAACTTCTTTTGCATATCAAAGCGTTGTTTATTGTACCATTCGTCATCCGTCATATCTTCATACGGCTCATACGGCACCCATCCGCTATGGTCACCGCCGTCATAATTATAGTCATACTCAACAGGGTCTGTCACATATTTCGTAACTGCCATGCCATAACAACCGTTGATACATTGTTTCACATATTGACGGGATGCCTTCAACACTGCAAGCCGTTCGGTTTCTTGCGCAGATAGAATGCCTTTTGCTTTCAGCGCTTTAATTTCAGCGCCAAGCTTTTCCTTTAGCTCAAACAAACGCGCCAACAAATTGATAAGCTCTTTCGGAAGATATGCCTTGCGTGCGCGTTTCAGACCCAAAACTTCAACATCTTCCATCTTATACGCTTCTTGTATGGTCAACCAATCCTGTTCTGTTATCCATACTTCACACATGTCAACCTTGTACACGCGCCCGTTGTCTTTTTCAACAACTGCACTTTGCAAATCAAAGTCTACACATTTGCTCACGCTTAAATAGGTGTTCTGCAACTTGCTCTTAACACCCCAAAGACGCAAATGCATTATATACGCGTAGTTGTCAATGTCAAGATGGTAGATGTCATCTTCAACTTCATAGAACCGGGATGACGGATACTTTTCCATGACCATTACTGCAGGATATGAACTCTTGAAGTCGTAACTGTCAACATTGAACATCATGACCCCGGCGTAATGCGCATTAGCATGAGTATATCCACCTTGATAACAAAGCACTAACTCTCTGTAATTATCAATGCTTGTTTCACACATACGAGATATACGATGATACCAATCATTCATCGCACACCAAGGATTTTGGGGGTTGCGTGCTATAATCTCTTCTTTAAGCTCGCGGCGTACTTCACCTGTTTGCGTAAGAGGAATATCCCACACCGTGCCGTATTGTTTTGCTTTCATCGCAATATAATCGGCCAATACAAGGCAGTCGTATTCACAGTACCCTAATTCCTTGCTATTCATAGGCGTACACGGCAAACGCTCAACATTATAATCAAGGTCACCAACTTTTTTGGCATGCGGCAAGTTGAACTTGCTTCCTACCATTTCAAGTGACATCATATTCAAGATATATGCATCGCGAAACTCAACGCTAAACTCATGACTAATAGCAAACATAGGTTTGCGCGGCTCACGTGCAAAGACTTCATCAAAATTGATAACGTTGATGCAATACTGCCAATCATACGGAAAGTTTTGTACATATACCCGCCATTGCGTGGTTTCCCCAAGCACCTTGTGTATAATGCCTAAAAACACTTTGAGCTCTTCAAGCTGTCTTCCGTAATAAACTTCATCAAGAACTTGCATCATCCAAATATAGCAGACACCATACTTTTTACAACGCTTGTAATAGTCAACGGGCTTGTTATAGTCAAACGCTGTCGCAATTCTTGCAGGGTTGCCTTTCTCATCACAATAAAGATAATACGTGGACGCCTCTGTATCAAACGTGAAGACGTTGTTGCAACGCTTGATGACTTCTTTATGCTTGCCGCGTTTGATTTCTTGTATATCAAAACAATCAGCGGTTTTGTCGAATTCTGTATAATGTTTCATGTGTAACACTCCTTTATCCTTGTGTTTATAATTATATCCTACCCGCACACCCTGTCAACAACTATTCTGAATTTATTTGATTTTATTTGTGATAAGAATAGGATAAGATAAGAATAGGATAAGGAGAGGCCCGAGCGAATGCGAGGGCCGATAGGCCCGGAAAGGCCCGAACGAACGTGAGGGCCGCTCCATACTTTTTGCAAATATCGCTTGACTTTTGATATTACTTGTGGTATTATAATACTGTAACATTTCAATAGCTCCTTTACTCCTTGTGACCCTCACGCCGTCCAGAGTACCCGACCCGGAATGAGCACCCGGAATGGGGAAATGGCGGCGTGGGGGTATATTATTACATACTC